GGCGATAATGGGCTGGTACCGTATGGCGCGTACATCGCCATGAAGACTGCGCAGGAGAACGTGGTGCCGTGGGTGGCATCGCAGACCGACATGCTCGCCGATGACTGGTCGATCCTCGATGGCTGAAGTCGTCGGCCTGCCAGGCATCGCCGCGCGAACCTTCGAGCCTGATGCGGAAGTGGTCGAGTTCCTAGAACTCCTGCTCGCACAAGCAAAAGCAGGCGACATCGTTGGCATCGCCGTCGCCACGATTGGACCGCAAGAGTCCATGGGAACCGGATGGAAGGGAAATGCCAGTATCAGGACTACCGCGGCTGCCGTCGGCCTCCTGCATCACCGGTTTTTCGCTGCGTGGAACTCCCATGAAGGCGACACCATCCCCGAGGCATCCTGATCCTGATTCGACACCGACTAGGGCTTGGGGATAGATTGTGCACAAGTCTGAAACTTGATAGGGCGGGGAGCGGCAATGGTCGGATCGGTCACCGGTGATGTCGTAGCTGGCATGGCGGCTAGTCACGATAACGGGCCGTCCGCCGCCTACGTCCGCCGCCAAGCCCGCGCCAGACCGGTTGACCAGGAGGGCGCCCCGCCATCGACCGGCGGACTGCTCTCAGAGTCCGAAAAGAAGCCCTTCCGCATCGTCGGCGGTCGTGACGCGACGCAGCAGAACCCGACAGGCGGCCCCGCGCCGCAGCAACGCACTACCGGCGATGGCCAGCAGGCCATGGACGGGCCGGTCGACCCCAGTCTTGCCCCGCCCGCTGAAGGCGCGCTCGGCGAACCAGGTGCCACCAACATGGCGACGGTCGGCGTCCCCGGGATGCTGGCCGGACAGATTCGGTCGGACTGGATGCGCAACAAGCGCGCCCGCGATCGCATGGAATACCGGCTGCTGGCCTGCCTGTACGCCCGCCGCGCCGAGTACCAGCTCGACGAGTTGAATGGGATCTGGACCGACGGTTGCGGCGACGCGATCTACCTCGGCGCCCTGGCCTCGAAGATGCGCGTGGCCGAGGCAATGTGCCGCGACCTCGTGCTGCCGGAAGGCGACAAGCCATGGGCGCTGGAATCACCGCCGATGCCGGACCTGCCGCCGTCCGTGATGAAGTCGGCCCGCGCCAAGGCGCTGCAGAGCGCGCAGAACAAGCTGATCCAGATCAAGCAGCAGCAGGGCAAGCTCGTGAACATGGCCGAGTTCATGGCCATCCGGAACCAGCTGATCTTCGAGGCCGAACAGCAGGCCCGCAAGGATCTGGAACAGTCCTCGAAAGAGCGCGTCGAGCGCATGGAGGAGAACGTCGAGCAGCGGTTCCAGGACGGCGACTTCAAGGTCGCCATGAACGAATTCCTGCACCACTTTGCGACGTTTCCGACTGCGATCCTCAAGGGGCCCATCCCCACCAAGAAGCGCAAGCTGGAGTGGACTTCGGACAACCGCCCGATGGGCGTCGAGCGCACGGTTCCGATCTTCTGCGCTGTCCATCCGCTCGACTGCTATCCCGCGCCGGAAGCCAAGACCGCACAGGACGGCTGCTTCATCGAGCGCCTGCGCTGGACGCGATCGGACCTTTATGACTGCATCGGCGTCGATGGCTTCATCGAGGAAGCGATCCGCCGCGTGCTCGCCTACCACGAGGCCGGCGGCCTGCGCGGCTGGCTGTGGAGCGACATGGAGCGCCGGCAGCTGACCGGCATGACGTGGGACACCTGGCAGCCCGACTACATGATCGACGGTCTGCACTACTGGAACGCGGCCGAAGGGCGCGCGCTTCAGGAACTCGGCGTCGACATCGGGGACGCTGATCCGCTCGGCTACTACGAGGTGCAGGCGATCCTGATCGGCAACGAGGTGGTCTTCTGCAAGATCAACGACGATCCGCTGCTGCAGCGCCCCTACTACCACGCCAGCTACGACCCGGTCCCGGGCGCGTTTTGGGGCAACGGCATCTACGATCTAGGCCGCGACTGCCAAGCGATGATCAATGGCGCCGTGCGCGCGCTCAACGCCAACATGGGCCTGGCCTCCGGCCCGATGATGGGCATCGATGTCTCGATGCTGGCCGAAGGTGAAGACCCCAAAGCGATCGCCCCCCTGCAGCAGATTCAGCTCGACAAATCGCGCGCGCGCAGCGCCGATGCTAAGGCGATCGAGTTCTTCCAGGCGGAAAGCAACTCGCCCGATCTGCTGAAGATCATGGCCGAGTTCGAGCAGCGCCTCGACGATCTGACCGGCGTGCCGCGGCTTCAGGCCCCGGGCATGGGTGGCGTGACTCAGGGCGACACCACTGCCACGCAGGAGCGCATCGAGATTGCGCTCTCCTCGAAGTCAATCCGCCGCGCTGTCGCCGGCATCGACATGAACGTCGTCGCCCCCGCCGTGCACGCGATGTTCGTGTGGGAAATGATCTATGGCGAGGACCAGGCCGCCAAGGGACCGGCCAACGTCGTGGCACGCGGAAGCATGGCCCTGCTGGTGAAGGAACACCTGCAGGAGTCGCGCAACGCTTTGCTCGACAAGTTCACGAGCAGCCCCGTGCTCACCCGCATCGCTGGCGATTCCGGCATCGCCGAGCTGGCCCGCGCGGTCGTGGGCACCGCCGACCTCAACGTGGACAAGATTATCCCGGACGAGGAAACGCTGCGGCAGCGCGAGCAGAATGCACCACCGCCGATGCCGACGCCTGATGCGCAGCTCAAGGCGTCGACCGACTTGCAGAAGGCCAAGCTCAACGCCGAAGTCAAGCTCACGACCGAAGGCATGATCCACCCGCGCGCGGCGGGTCCGCTCGCCGGCGCTGCATCTGCCATCGTGGGTGGTGCGCCCCAAGGCCCTGGCGCACCAGGTGCACCACAAAACGCACCAGCCATGCCGCAACAGGGCATGCAGTAAATGGCTGAGCGTCGCGCATCACCTGACCTCCTCGCCTCGATCGGGCAGCTCAAAGGCATCAGCCATGGCCGCGACCTCGCCTCGTACATCACGATGGAAATCGAGAACACGCGCGATCGCCTTGAAGACTGCACGCCAGAGGAGCTTGCCTCCCTGCAAGGCGAGGCCAAGGCATATCGCCGGATCCTGAAGCATGTTGCGTAAACCCACCAACCTGACCAGGCGCGAAGGCGGCAACCGCCGGGGCCCGACTTCGCACGCCGACATGCTGGCGCGCTTCCACCAAGCGCACGCCGGCATCACGGCCGACAACCAGCGGTACCGCCAAGAAAAGCAAACCCTCAACGCCCCGCCAACCGAAGAACCAGAAGGTACAGACGATGAGCAAGCCTGAACGCAAAGTCCCGCTGCACCTGCGCGAGCGCGCCAAGCGTGCCGATGCCATCACGGCCTCGCTGCAGCAGGGCCAGCAGCCGCCGCAGCCAGCGCGCCGCGACATCCTGCAGGAGAACCTGACGCGCGTGACGCAGCAGGTAGCGCAAGGCAGCGTCGATCCGCCGCCACCGCCGGTGGTCGTGATGCAGGACTCGCGGCCGGTGCTGATCCCATCGCGCCCTGAAGCCCCTGCAGCGCCAGCGGCAACTGCCGTGCTCGATGACCCGAACCTCGACCCGGGCGGCGATCAGTTCTTGGATCCGCAAGCGCCGGCCGGTTCCGTGCAACAGGACGAGGTTTTCTCGCAACTGGAAGCCGAAAACGCGCAACTCCGGCGCGATCTGTCGATGGCTCGGCAGCGCCAGGGCCACAACGAGCGGATCGCCAACGAGCTGCGCGGGCAGCTTGCCGCCGAGCAGGAGGCCCGTGCCTCGATCGAAGCGCGCCTGGCCACGCTGGAAGGCGAGCGGGAACTGGCCACGGCCGGCACCATCGACGAAGCCACGCTGGCCGCCTACTTCACGCCGGAGCAGCGCCGCGTGATGGGCGATGACCAGTGCCGGGCGATCATCACCATTTCCCGCCGGGAAGCCGCGCAGGTGGCCCGCCGCGAAGTCACGAGCCGTGTGCAGCCGCTCGAAACGCAGATCCGGCAATCCGGTACCACCGCGGCGCAGAGCCGAAAGTTGTCAATTTTTTCCGCGCTGGATAATAATCCGGATGTCAAGGACTGGCGGCAGTTGGAAGCCTCTCCGGACTTCGAGGCATGGCTTCTCGAAACCGAGCCCATGTCGCAGAAGACGTACCGCGAAGTTCTGCACGCAGCGTTCAGGCTGCCGAGCATCGAACAAGCAGCCCATGGCTGCGCCGCGGTCTACCGGGCCTTCAAGCTCTCGCACGCCAAGCCCACGGCGCCACGCCCGAAGACGGCCATACCGCCGAGTCGACAGCCAGCTGCGGTTCAAACGCAGGTAAGCCCAGAGTTCCTGACCGTGAAGCGGATGCAAGAGCTTACGCAGGAGTTCAAGGCGTCCCGCGATCCGAAGCGCAGAGCAGAAATCCAAGAAATCCTCGACCGCCACCGTAAGGCCGGCACCATCTCTCGGTAGTCGCCAACACTGCGCGGTCGATCCAAATCGGAGGTCTCAATGACTACGACAGGTATTGCCCGCGTTGCCGGTTATCCGGACTACTCGTCGACGGGCGCGAGTGCGTTCATCCCTAGCCTTTAATTTGGGGATGTAAAACCCCCTCTGAATAACGGGAACACCTCTTTGAGGCAACCCGAGGGAACACGTAGAATGGCCACCATTGATTCCATAAGGCGCAGCACAATGAGCCCGGAATATCTGGCTGGCTTCTTCGACGGCGAGGGCTGCATCGACGTGCAGCGCATGTATCCGGGCGGCAAGTATCGCCAGACCCTATACGTGCGCCCGCGGTTGCGGATCACGCAGGCCATGTCCGGCCGCGTAGTCATCGACCGCATAGCGTCGACGTTCGGCGGCAGTGTTCATCATCGGAAGGTTCAGCAGAACCCGCGCGCACAGGACAGCGTGTCGTGGGAATGCTGCACCGTCGAGACGAACCGCAGGCTGCTGAACATCATGCTCCCGCACCTGATTGTGAAACGGGAACAGGCCATCTTGGCATTGTGGTGGTTCGACAATGCCCATGGTCGTCAAGTCACCGACTTCCCGGGGATCGTTCAGGCGCGACAGACGCTCATTGATGAGCTTGTCGCTATGAAGCGTGACCCGCAGAGACTGAGCGAGGGGGCGTCACAGAGAATCCTGATGGCGATGCTACAGTCCGAACCCGGCAGCGATGTCGGGACCAAGGCGGAAACGACCTTGGCGCGTGCAGCATGAAAGCCCTGTTGTTGGCTGTCTGCTATGCGTTAATCGCGCTCAATCCCGCGCGAAGTAACAGCAAGGAATGGTGGGATACCCAACTGACCATCAAGTTCTACAACACCACGGTCTTCGGCGAAATCGCCGACACCAGCGTGGAAGGCACCATCTCGAAGATGGGCGATGCCGTCCACATCCGGCGCGTGCCGGACATCACCGTCAGCCCGTACAGCATCGGCATGACGATCACCTACCAGGTGCCGGCGCAGAACGCGACGGAACTGGTCATCGATCAGGGCCTCTACTGGGCAGTTCAGGCCGACGACGTGGACCGCTACCAGGCGGACGTCGATCTGTTCGATATGTTCACGCAGGACGCGGTGCAGAAGACCATGGAGGCCATGGACACCAACCAGCTGGCATACCTGCCAACTGCGGTGGACATCGCCAACCAGGGC